GATAAATTAAGAAAAACTCAAGAGCAAGTTATAAAAGAGTTTAATGATGTTCATGGATTTGGTAAATATGGTTACGATAAAGTTGTATATGAATCAGATAGAAAACTAGTATTAATATGGTGTTTTGTACATAATGAATATTTCGAACAACAACCTAATCATCATTTACAGGGGCGTGGATGTCCAAGATGTAGAGAATCAAAAGGAGAGAAAGAAATCGCTAAATATTTAGATATATATGATATTACATATGAAACACAAAAACGATTTGAAGATTGTATAGATTTAAGAATACTACCATTTGATTATTATTTGACAGAATCAAATATATTAATAGAGTACCAAGGAGAACAGCATTATATGTTAGTTAATTTTGGTGGTGGTATGTCTATAGAAAAACAAGAAGAAAAATTGAAGTATGTACAAAAACACGATAAAATTAAACGAGATTACTGTACAGCTAACAATATACAATTGATAGAAATCCCATATACAGATTTCAAAAACATTAAAAAAATAATAGAAGAAATGATATGTGTATAAATACATATATAACATTGGAGTAAACACATATGAGTATATTCGATAATTTGAAATTTATAAATCCATTTTCTAAACCGTTTAAGCAAAATAAGACGATAGAAGACACTGTATTAGATCAATTAGAAAATAATTCAGTTGGTATGGATGTAACCGAATACGATCTAAATGGTATGGGATTTGGTAATTCAAGAATGGGATCTGGATATGCTGGATGTTCAACAAATACAATAGATTTCAATCAAGTATTTACACAAAAAAAATATAGAATAGCGAAGTATCAGTCTATGTATTATTTTCCAGAAATTCAAGTTGGAATAGACAACGTGTGTGATGATGCAATTGTCAACGATGATCAAAATAAGATAACACATCTCCAAATAAAAAAAGAATTTCCTCCTAGAGTAAGAGAAAAATTCATGGATGATTATAAAGATTATTCCGAAAATGTAATAAAAAATGATAATATGTATGGACTATTTAAAAAATTTCTAATCGAAGGTGAATTGTTTTTAGAATGGATATTGAACAACAAAAAGAATCGTATAATCGGATATAAAATTTTACCAGCATTTACAACCTTTCCTGTATATAATAAAACAGGAGAAATAATCGGGTTCTTACAATCAGTCATTGGTGAAAACGGTGAAGAAAAAATGGTTCCCCTCGAATCTAACCAAGTTTCATATATAAAATGGGGAGATGTAGGTAAAAATCTCTTGGATGTACGTGGTTATCTTGAGTCAGCAGTTAGAGTATTTAATCAATTAAAAAGTCTCGAAGATTCATTGATCGTGTACAGATTAGTACGTGCTCCCGAAAGAAGAGTATGGAATATTGAAGTCGGTAGAATGCCTAATGCTAAAGCTCAAGAATTTATTAAAGGCGTTATACATAAGTACAAACGAAATCAAACATATAAAAGTTCAGATGGTTCAGTAGATGCAGAAAGAAATGTACAATCCTTATCCGAAGATTTCTGGTTTGCAAAAAAAGATGGAGTCGGTACATCAGTAGAAACCCTTGCTTCTGGAATGAATTTAGGTGAATTAGATGATGTAAAGTATTTCTTAAGTAAACTATACAAAACATTAAAAATTCCTAAAACAAGATGGAGTTCTGAAGCACAACCTTCTAACTATACTACTGGAAGAGATATAGATAGAGAAGAATTAAAATTTAGTTTGTTTGTTATTAGAGCACAAAATATGTTCAAAAAAGCTATTAAAGAAGGCTTCATGGAACAAATTAAGTTTAAATATAAAAGCAATCCAAAAATGAATAAGTTTTTGTTGTCTACTAATTTTGATATTGAGTTTACACAAGCAAACTTCTTTAAAGAAATAAAAGATTTAGAATTGATGGAAACCCGTTTGAATATATTGGGTACTGCTATTGCATATGTTACTAATACAGATGAACCTAATAATCCTCTTTCAATGGAATTAGTATTAAGAGAATATTTCCAAATGAGTGATGAAGAATATGCTCGTAATGAAGCATATAAAAAGAAAGAACGTGACTTAAATCAAGAAATAAAAGATAAGTATGCACCAGATGAAACTGAAGGAGAAGAAGATGGTGGTGAAGATCCAAAATATAGTAGTGGGGAAAATCAAAAAGGTTTAGGTGGTGGATTAGGTACTGCTGATACAGATGGACCAAAACCAGATAAAGAACCAGAAGATAAAGAAGAACCTAAACCCAAAGAGAAAGATAAAAAAGAAGAATCATTGAAAGATAATGCTAATGTGTACATATCCGAAAATGTTAAAGAATTTATTAAAAAATCAAGAAAAAGGAGTTAATATAATGAGTGAAATTAAAATAAATGATGATACGCTATTGGGTACATTGAAAGACGAAGACTACGAAAAACTAAAACGTGGGATAGAGAATAGAGTTTGTCAAAAGATTAGTAATAGAATAGATGACGCTAAAGAAAAAATAATGGATGATATTACTGGAAGATAGTCTCAAACAACTTTTATAATGTATGTATTATAAATAATTATGTATAGAAGAGGGACAGAGTTTGATCACTTTGTTCTTGCTTATTCAGGGACTTACCTCTATGTACATTAACATTAACTTTAACCTAATAAGAGGTAACTACATGACAAACAATCAAGAAACAAAATTTTACGTATATGTATATCTAGATCCAAGAAAACCTGGAAAATATGTTTATGGTGAATATGAATTTGAATATGAACCATTTTACGTTGGGAAAGGGTATGGTGGGAGATGCATGAGACATGTACAAGATTATATATTAGAAACCGATACAAATAAAATGAAAACCAACAAAATAAAGAAAATAATTAGAGAAACAGGTGATATACCAATAATAATAAAATATATAGAACATATAAACGAATCACATTCGTTTTATTTAGAGACTGATATGATAAAAAATATAGGACGAAAGGATTTAAAACTTGGGCCATTGACAAATTTGACTGATGGTGGAGAAGGAGATTCTGGTCGTGTTATGACTGAAGAACAAAAACAAAAAATAAGAGTAGCACATTTAGGGTTACATCCAGACGAAAAAACTATAAAAAAAATGAGTGAATCTCAAAAGAAAAGATGGGAAAATCTTGATGATGAATATAAGAAACAATGGTCAGAAGATATAAAAAATCGTTACACACCTGAAAAAAGAAAACTTCTTTCAGAACAAATGCAAGGAGATGGAAATCCAAATTTTAATAATAAATGGGACGACAACCAAAAAGAAATTGCATCTAAAAGACAAAAAAAGAAAGGAAATTGGTCTGGAGATAAAAATCCAAGTAGAATAAATCCACCAAGAGGAAAGAAAAGTTCTTTTAGTATGTACAAGTATACATTATTAGACAAACAAGGGAATATTTTAATGGAATCGTATAGTATTAAGGATATAGCAGAAAAATTTAATATAAGTTATTTAGGATTGAAATATCGTGGTGAAAATGGTGGTTTATATTTGGATACGTACAGATTGAACAGAAAAAAATATAAATAAATTACTGAAAGTATAAATACTAATATATAGAATAGGAGAATTTAATATGTTATTAATAACAGAATATGTAAATCATAGTGATTTGGATGTAATATGTGAACAAAAAGAAGGTGTACCAAAAACATATAAAATAAAAGGTCCATTTCTTCAAGCAGTAGAAAAAAATAGGAATGGAAGAATTTATAGTAAATCGTTAATAGAAAGAGAAGTTAAAGCATATAATGAAGAAAGAATCAAAACAAAAAGATCTTTTGGCGAAATGGATCACCCAAAATTTCCTAGTATTAATTTAGATAGGGTTTCTCATTTAGTAGAATCGTTGGTAATGGAAGGTAATTTTGCTATAGGAACAGCAAAAGTTTTGGACACCCCAAAAGGGCGTATAGCACATACATTATTAGAGGCAGGAACTAATTTGGGGATCAGCAGTAGAGGAATCGGAAGTTTGACTGGTGAAAATGTTAACGAAGATTATAAAATGATATGTTGTGATTTATGTGCAGATCCTTCAGCTCAGAATTCGTTTGTCGCAGGGATTTTAGAAAATAAAGAATGGATAATGGATGGTAATACATTTGTAGAAAAGGCAGTAGAAAAGCTAGAAGAGAATCTCGCAAAACATGGAAGCAGAGACATACTTAATGATTTACAACGATTTTTAAAACAGATAACATTTTAGGAGAATATAATGGAAGAAATAAAGTACAGTACAGATCAATTAAAATCAGCCGAACATTGGATGAGTACAGGCCATGAACGTGTACCAATCAAAACTGAAGAGAAAGAAGTAACAATTGAAAAGAAAGAAGAAGATAAAAAGCAATAAATATAAGATGTAAGATCGTGTACATCTTACATTTTATTACTAAATATACATAACAAATCCCCAAATAAGTACAAACACATAAAATAAATCAAAATAAATAGCTAAAATGGAAATTTTTCACATTTCCGTTTTATAAATATTTTTATAACTATGATATAATGTATAGTTAAATTAACAAAAAGGAGTTAAGATATGAAACTTACTGAAAATTTAAAAGATGTATTGAAACCAGAAGACTTGGTACAGTTGGAAGAAGGTATCAAAACAATGGTTAAAGAGCAAGTTGATTTAAGAGTAGAAGAAAAGACTATAGAGATCGAAAAGAAAGCAGAAGAATTTTGTGAAAAAGAAATTTCTGAGAAAGTCGAAGTAGAAAAAGAAGCTCTTATCGAAACATACGAAAAGAAAATGGAAGATTTGGAAAATGATATGGTTGGGAAATTAGATACATTTCTTGAGACTGTAATCGTAAAACAAATTTCTGAAGAATCTATTAAAAAGATTGCTCTTAACGAAACATACGAACCTATTATCGAAGGTATCAAGTCATTATTTGAAGACAAATATGTAGCACTTGATTCTGATGGTGAGAAGTTAGTAAAAGAACAGAAAGATGTAGTTGAACAGTTAAAGAATGAAAATTCTACGCTTATTAAAGAGAAAATGGAACTTTCTGAACTTGCACAAGCTGGTGCTGTTAAATTGCTTATCGCTGAAAAGACCGATGGTTTGACCGATACACAAAAAGAAAGAGTACAATCGTTTTGCGAAAATAAAAGTTTTGATGATGTTGAGAAACAAATCGATTCGTTTATTGAAATTGTAGAACAGAAAGAAGATGATTCTGAAAAAGAAAAATTAGATGAAAGTATTGATTCTAATAATTCTGATAAAGAAACTGAAATAAAAGAAGAAGATAAAACTGAAAAGAAAGTTATAGCTGAAGACGTAAATGCAACTAAAGAAAATAGTGTAATAAACTCGGCAAATAAATTTCTGTAACATTTTATAAATATTTAAATAAAAGCTATAACAAGGAGATTTAATATGGCAGACGCAAAACAAGTACAAATGTTGGTAGAGAAATGGGGTCAAATGGAAGGTAAGATGTCCATTAATAACATTGAAGATCAATATGTAAGAGAAAACATGGCCGTTCTGTTAGAAAACCAAGAAGTAATTGATAAACAAAAATCAGTACTCTCGGAAACTAACGATGGTTCTATTACTACAACTACATCACAAACTCATGCTGGATTAGATGGTGCATTTTCACCTATCACTTTAGCATTAGTACGGAGAACATTCCCAGAATTGTTCGCTAATAAAATTGTTGGTGTCCAGGCAATGCAAGGCCCAGTAGGTTTGGCATATGCATTACGTACATACTACAAAGGTTCGACTGACGTCAATGAAGCTGCTTTTGACGTGGTTCCTGAATACAGTGGATTCACTGGTTCATTCGCTACATCTGCTGGTGGACAGTCTGGTACTGCTGATACAGGTACAGGTATTGCTACTAGTGCTGGTGAAGCAATGGGATTTAATGACACGGCTGCTCTTATGCCCGAACTCATGATGAAGATTGACAAACAAGCTATCGAAGCTAAAACTCGTAAATTAGGTGCTTCCTATTCTATGGAGTCCGCTGAAGATATTAAAGCTATGCATGGTGTTGATATGGAAAGAGAAATGGTCAATACATTACAGTATGAGATACAAGCAGAATTGGATAGAGAAATTCTTGCTGCATGTAAAACTGCTGCAACT